TAATTCTGTATATATTGCATCATCTTCAGACATTACAATAGCTCTTGCAACTCTTTGCAACATTCTAGATTTAACATCAATAGCTGATAACTTCCAAACAGTCCAATCAAAAGTATGTGTAGCTCCATGAATCTTAACTCTTTCAGCTACCTCAGTCCAACTATGATTTACATGTTCAAATATTGCGCCAGGACTATTAGTAAAACCAGTATTAGTAATTCCAGTTACAGCCATCTGAGTAATATCAGAATCAGTCTCTTCATAATAAGTATTTTTCTCAGAACTTGTAGGAACTATAGAACAGATTTGTCTACCTGTAAACATTTCTAAAGCATAATTTTTAACAATTTTATCAATATCTTCTGCCCTTAAGTCTGCTTCTCCAGGAATGTCTGCCATTAGAATGTACTCCTAAAAAAAGATGTTTCTCCAGCAGTTGCAGTTGTGTATGCAAAACCTACACTCCAACCTTTTTCAAAATCTAATGATGAACCTAATTCAACTTCATCAGCTGTTGAACCTACTGAAACTATATCTCCAATAGTAACCCCTGCACCATCAACCTTTGATTTAAATATACAATTAGTTATTCCTGTAATAAGTAAGTGTCCATCATTTGCAACTTTTTCATGTGCTGCAATTCCTACAATAGGAACATCAACATTAGTTGCGTGAGGAATCACAATCATATTATCAGTTAATTCTAAGAAGTCTCCAATAGCAATAGCAGAACCATCAGCAACATTAAAAGGGACTCTATCTCCCTTATTCCCTAACAGTCTCCATATTTCTGCTTGCATAGTAAAAAAGTAATAATAATAAAGTATTTAAATCTTTCTACTTATTCGGTGTAGCGGGTTTAGGCTCTTCTTTAGGCTCAGGGAATTTTGCTCTTTCTTTTAAGGCTAGTTCATAAGTTACTTCTTGACATTGCTCTGCAACATCCATAGAAATTCTTGTCTTATCAATTAATCCAAACTCTCTTTCACAAGCTTGAACAACTACATCCCAGTCAGCATATCCAATTTCTTTACTCATAGTCCTTTGCCCATGATGCACCGCTTGCTCTTCCAACATCTCCTATCCTTTTCCTTGCAGCCTTTTCTGCATCAGAAAACTCTGGTTTAGATTCAGCTCCAGCTTCGGTTTCACCACCAACAGCTTGTCTTGCAGCAAATTCTTCTTTTCTAGTTTGTAGATCTTCTTCTCTTTTAAGATTTCTTGATTTCACATTATTTATTTCTTCTGCTCTGTCAAGAACTGCAATGGTTTTCTCAGCCCCAATTTCTTCCTGGCTTTCCGACTCTTTGTTCTCCTCTGACTTCCCTTCTTCCTTTTGTGTTTCTTTGTCATCCATGGTATTTACCTCCATTATAATAATCCGAAATTAAGATTACTATTTCCATACTCTTCAAAAGCTTTGTTTTCAGCTTCTTTTATTTCAGAGTTTGCTTTTCTAATATCAGCCCAGTATTTCTCATCAGCTTCTCTTTTTGCTTTTTCTGATTTCTCTCTATCAGCAAGGACTCCAGCCCAATACTTTTCATCAGCTTTCCTCGCTGATTTCTTAGCATCAGCTAAATCTTTTTGAACTTGTGCATAGTATTGCTCATCATCTATTCTCTCTTGCTCTCTCCTTTCTGTTCTTTCTTCTTCAATTCTCTTCCATTTATCATCTTCACTCTCACCATTTGCTTCTTGGATTTGTTTTTGTCTTGCAACTTCATCTAATATTGCTCCTGCTTGTTTGATACCTTTAATTTTATTAGGGATCCCAATGAATGGTGATATAAAAGGGGTGTTAGAGAGGATTGTTTCCCAGGCAGATAAGTTTGTTAATTCATCTCTTGCAGCAGCTGCTTCATCATATAAACTCCAGTCTCCAGTTTCTTCTGCTAGTTTCATTATATCTCTCATTACTATTGATAAAGGCTCGCCAGCTTCTGCTTGTCCCCACTTACCCAAAAATATTGTCCCTGCGCCTGTCCCTAATAGAGCTAATGCTTTCCCAGAGAATGTTTTTGTTAAAATATTCTGCATTAATCCAGCAGCTTTAGGATTTGTTATTGTATTTGCTATCTGACTGATTCTTCTTCTTCCAACTTCTTTAGCTAAGGAGGCAGTTTGTCTGGCTGTTAATCCTAAGCTTTTACCAATAGCATCAACATTGATATGTTTTCCAATAAGACTTCCACTAGAAGCTGCAGCTTTTGCAGTTATGCCTGTTAATGCACTTGCTGCCAATGTCCCTGCTAATACAGCACCAAGAACAAGTGTGGTTTTAGGAGAAGCTAAAACTGCTAAGGTTTTTCCAACAACTGGGATGTCTTTTGTTTTCTCTAAAATATTCTCTTGCTTTTTCTCTCCACCTAATTGTATAACATCTTCTTTAGGTTTTCCTAATTGGATTGTAGGGCTTTCTTCTTTAGGTTTTTCTTTAGAGGGAGTTGATTCTTGTCCTGTATCTTTAGCATATTTTTTATCCCATCCAGCTGCTGCTGCTTCTCTTGCAGAAACCCCAGAGAGTTTTCCTTTTGCTTTTTTATAGTCTGAATATGTTGGCATTAGTTATCAAATTTATTTAATATTGCATTCAACGCATCTGTGTTATGTTTTAATATCTTCTCAAATCTAAACATAAAATATAAACATACAAATATAGGAAATCCATAATTAGATATAATTGGTAGATATTCTTCTATCATTCTCCTGCTCCTGCTTCTGTATCGCTTGGTTTAGTTGCTCCACTCTCAACATCTTTTTTATTATCAGATAATAATTCATTTTCTAGCGAGGCTGGGAACTCTAAGTTAATCTCTAAACCTAATTGAGATAATACTTGTTCTTCATTATATAGTTGTAGTTTTTCTATTTTCTGTTGGAAAGCTAAATAACCAATCTTTTCTGCTGCTTCTGTGAAGCCCTTACTATTTCCCACAACAAATTTAGGAACTCCTGCAGTTTCATAGAAGTGATCAATTAAAAACTCTAACCATGAGAGAGGGCTTAGAGTTGCATTAGGTGGGATAGATATTAATTCAGATTCAGACACTCCCATAGGCTCATAGATATTGTTTTTTGTTGCAGTTGCTTTATCTTGAGTATCTTTGTATGCTGCAATCTCTGCTGGAACATCTGACTTTAATTTAAACTTCCATCTAGGCTGAACATGCCAGTGCATTACTGTTTTATAATCAGCCATAGCTTCATTAATCATTAGGATGATTTGAACTAAACTCTCAACAAGACTTGTTCCAGTAATTGAATCAGCTATTTTATTTCTTGAGAAGTGAAGTATTTTAGAGGGGTCATATTTTTTTGGTCTTTTACCTTGAACTTTAGAGTTTTGTTCATATCTTAAAATCATTCCTTGAGGGTCTGCTATTATTGCCATTGTTTCTGGGTCAAGAACTTTAATATTTATTACTCCCCCATAATCATCCCTCATAATTTCTGCAAAACTATCTCCTACAATATCACATGTTCTATTCATGTTATGCAAGATAGTGTTAAAAGATTCATTCCCAATTCCTTTAATAATCATTAAGTTAATTTCAGTCATCTCTTTAGAATCTCCAACACCTTGATAACCTTTTCCTAAAACCCAGTCTGCTCTTGCATCAATAACAACCCTTAACTCTGGGATGGTTTTGTAATAGCCTAAGTTTTGACTCCAGTTCTTTACTCTATGAGTTGTCTCTTTTTGCTCTGTAACACCATCGGTATGCTGTCCATCAACAGAGTAGTCAGTTATCACTGAGCCTAAATTTCCTTCAACTGCGCTTCCAATATCATTTTCTGCCATTTTAAATTGTGTATGTTATTTTTACTCCATAAATTTGGTCACCATTATCTAAACTTGTTGTATAAACTCTATAAGCATAATTTGCATTATCCACTATTGAGTTTACTAGAGTAGTATTTTCTGTGTTGAAGTTTACAAATCCAGAAGCTACATTACTTGACACATTACTTGATATAAGTGTTCTTCTTAAAATATAACTTTCATCACTTACAGATCCATGAACTATTATTGCAGTTATTGTTGCTCCATGTGGTAAAAATATTGGGGCTACAAATGAAACAGTATTTTCATCAGCTCTTACAAATCCACTAACTAAAGAATAAGTATAAGCTTTTAGGGTTGGGGTTTCTGTAACAAAGTTGTGTCCTGTGCAAGTCCAATATTTTGTTTTGGTTTCAGCTATCTCTGTTTCTCTAACATCACTTTGCCCAAATATTGCTCCGGGTAAATCTAAAACCATTGTTCCATCCTTAACGTTTTATTTAAATCTGGAATCTTCCCCTCATTTCTTCCCTCAAAAGATGTGGCTAATCCTATCCTCATCATTGCATCACCCATATCCATACCTAAACTAATTATCTTAGCTAACAACCTGCCATATTTTCCCACCCTTTGTTTAGGGTCTATTTTTAATAAAACTTCTTCACCCTCGATAACATTTCTTAAATACTCTTTTGCATCTTCTCCACCTTCATTCATTTCTGGTGCATTGATTCCTAAAAATCTAACTGGGAAATCAAAATCTCTCTCATCCCACTCAACTCTGATTGTATCTCCGTCAACAACCTTAACAACCTTAACAAAAATATCCATAGTAATTTGAGGGTGAGGACTAACTATGTGTTGTTGTAATTGATTGTTAGTCAATTCTGGGAATTTAATAAAATCGTGTGCCATTATATTGTTGCGTTCTGCATGAACTTCTGAACTTGTTTATCTCTGAGTATTGAAATAGCGAATAAGAAATCATCTCTTAAAATATTAATTCTATCTTCAAATTCTATTCTACTCATTGCTCCATCTTCTCCAGTAGGTTTGTAAGCTAACATCCATTTTCCAACTAGAGCAGATTCAGCTAATCCTAACAAATGCCAAACATCTGCAGAGATTGTTGTTGTAGTTGCTGGTCCTGTAAATAAATCACTCCAGTTATATCTTGTTAAAGAATTAATTAAGTTTTCAGCTTGTAGGCAGAACTCATTTATCATAGTATCAACAACTGCTGTAGAATTATAATTAGCTCCTGCTTTTGCAATACATTCTGTGCTTGTTGCCCATAGTCCTGCATGTGCCATTTTATCTTAGTCCTTTACAGAATTCTGTAATATTTAAACTTTTGTCTTTCATGCACTGAGCCATCCTTTTTAATGCTTCCCAAATATGGTCGTAATTTCCATAGATTTTTAAAACTCCATCACCAGTATCACATTGCATACTCCTTAAACTATGCCTTAGTCTTGGGTCATCAAATAACTCTATTTGATTATTTTCCATCAAAACTTTGAGATGAATTGACATCTCTACACCTAATAAGGGTTTTTTTCTTTCCTTATTTTTAAATCCACTATGTTCTATCTCTCTCTTTGCATTGTTTAACCCCACAACTTTATCTTTAGTTTGTCTATCTTCATATAGGATGTCAAACACTCCAACACCTAAACCTCCATCATCCATGTTAATTTTTTTGTGCACAATTTTTTTATCTTTATGAATTATCAGCCTCGCTGTATCTGTTATTGT